ACTGCGAAAGCTAGAAGGTGATAAGCCATGACATCTAAGTATCCCGGCGGTTTGATTAGAAAGACACCTCCCACCACTGTCGGCCCTGTCGATGGCGAGGGCGGCTCTGCGCCGGGTATCTGGACTCTGACTCAGGCGTTGGAATTGAATAAGCAGAACCTGTGGCCGAAGCCTGTGTTGCCGAGGGAGTTGTATAGTTGGGGACAAAACACACACGGTCAAGTTGGTGATGGAGGCACTGTAAACAGAAGCAGCCCAGTTCAAGTTGGCGCGTTCCAAGACTGGGTCGAGGCATCTAGTGGACAATATTTTTCTGTTGCAATTAGATCAACTGGCACAATGTGGTCTTGGGGGCAGAATACTGTTGGGCAGCTTGGTATAAACAGCGTCATTAGTCGGTCAAGCCCTGTTCAAATTGGCGCATTAAATGTTTGGTCAAAAGTATCATCACAAAGTGCAGGTGGTTGCGCTGCCATAAGAACAACAGGAACGCTCTGGACTTGGGGCGATAACGGTTCGGGAAAACTTGGGTTGAATAACACAGATAACCGTAGCAGCCCTGTACAAGTGGGCGCATTAACAGACTGGAAACAACCCTCAATGGGTGGGGATCAATGCCTAGCCATCAAAACAGATGGCACGTTGTGGGCTTGGGGAAATAATGAAAGGGGTCAACTTGGTCTTGGAAATGTTGTAAACCGCTCAAGCCCTGTACAAGTTGGCGCTTTAACGAATTGGGCGCAAGTATCATCGGGGCCAGCATCTTGCGCTGCGGTAAAAACGGATGGAACGCTGTGGGCGTGGGGAGCTAATCGGCGCGGGCAGCTTGGGATTGGCGTTGCTGATGAGCCCGGCTCTACTGGCGAAGATAGAAGTAGTCCTGTTCAAATAGGTGCGCTCACAACTTGGAAACAGGTTTCAATGAATGGGGAGTTTTGTGCAGCGGTTAGAACCGATGGCACAATTTGGGCATGGGGGTCCAATGCTGATGGTCAACTTGGTTTAGGTGATGGTACTAGCCGCAGCAGCCCTACGCAAATTGGCGCGTTAACAGATTGGGCTTACGCTTCTGCTGGACGGGTTCACTGCATGGCAATAAAAACCAACAGAACGCTTTGGGCTTGGGGGGCTGGGGACGAGGGCAAACTTGGCCTTGGCAACACAATCACTCGCAGTAGCCCGGTACAGGTTGGTTCTTTGACTACTTGGCTAAAGGTTTCAGGATCGCAGCGAAACACTATTGCCATCAAAACAACTTAAATCAGGAGATACAAAATGTTCTTTGTAAAAATAGTAAACAACGAAGTAACCCAGTGCTGGGACACTCAGCCTCCCGCTGGTGAGTCAGGCTGGAAGTCCGCTATTGAAGTGCGTCCTCCCCTGACACCAAACCGTCAGCAGTACACCGGCCACAGCTTTGACATCACCAAAGACCCCGTTGAGATCGTCTGGGGCGTGGCTGACATCACTGCCGAAGACCGTAAAGGTGGACTGCGCTCACAGGCTGCTGCTGAGTTCCAGCAGGTAGTAAACGAGGAGATGCGTAAGGAAGTGGATGAGTTCCCCACGACCCAATACGACGCTGCTGTGGTTGACGCTGCCCGTGTAGCCTTTGAAACGAAGGTCACTGCAATCAACGCAGCCACTACGCACGAAGAACTGGATGCGCTGTGAGACTGAATTTCTCGTATGACATGACACCATCGAAAGCCTACATCATCCGTGTTGTGGGTAACGCTGCCTCTGAAGAAAAGGCCAAGCGGTGTGCCGTGTCATGCGAGAAAGCAGGCCAGCCCTATGAGTTCTGGGACGCCTATGATGGTTTAGCAGACGAGATCAAAGCACCTGCTCACCACAATGCGATCATGGACTGCATCAAGGTCACAGACCACTACCTGACCCGTGGCGAAGTAGCGTGTGCGCTATCTCACATTAGTCTCTGGGCTAAGTGTGTACTGGAAGACAAGCCTCTGGTGATCTTGGAGCATGACTCGCTGATGGTGCAGCCTTATACACAACATGCGGTGTTCAACTCGATCTGTTATCTAGGCGCGCACGAGCAGGTGAAACTTGGCTGGCAGGTGTCCGCTACGCCACCCCACGCAACTGAAGGCGAGAACTACCACTTCATCTGTCGTGCCCATGCGTATGCGATTGACCCTGCTGTGGCGAAGAACCTGCTGGCCTACGTCATCAAAATGGGTATCTGTACCTCGCTGGACATGCTGATTCGGGCCGACCTGTTCCCCATTCACCAGATGGGCGTCTACGCTTACAATGTGTTCGAGAGCAGAGAAGAAACTACCATCAAGGGCCGAGCCTTAGAAGGCAGAGCTATCAAGCGCAACGACAATCTGTTGGTGTAGGAGTAGATCATGGAAATCGAAGAAGGCACGTTGCGTCAAATAATCCGCGAGGAGATGAAGTCTGTCCTGCGCGAGATCGGCTTGCATGATGATGACGCTGGAACCGATGTCCGTGATCTACGCACCCTGATTACCGACTGGCGTGGCATGAAGAAAACCATCTGGCACACCGTGGCTCGTGCCGGGACGATGTTCGTGCTTGGCCTGCTCATGCTTGGTGCGTGGACTAAGATTAGCGGAGGTGACGAATGAGTGACGAGAATCCGGAACGCTACGAAAGCGCGAAAGAAGTAGCAGGCAAAGCCATAGGCCAGTACGGTCTTATGTACATCACGGCTATCGTGCTGATCGGTGTCGGCTCAAGCTATTTCCTCACTGAGTCTGCGATCACCGCTGTGATGACGATGGTTGGTGGTGCGCTGGTTGCCTTGATTAACATGATGAACGGTATCGCTGGAACTCAAGAAAAACCCGACCGCCCTGAGTTTGAAGTGATTCAACATTTGATCTCCAAGCTGGCTGAGAAAGAACCCCCCATGCGAGTGGATGTTGAAGACGGCAAGGTCACTGTGCGCAAGGGCGATGACATTACAACCATGAAGTCGGAGTAATGTTGTGCTTGATCCAATCACAGCCTTTGCCACTGCTTCTGCTGCTTTTAACTTCGTCAAGAAGGCAGTTGAAGCTGGCAGGGAGATTGAGGATGTAGGCTCGCAGCTTGGGACGTGGTTCGGTGCTTGCGCGGATCTAAAACAGCATGAAGAAGAATCCCGAGATCCTCCGCTGTTCAAGAAGCTGTTGAGCAAGGGTTCCGTTGAGCAAGAGGCGATGGAAAATTTGATGCGTAGGAAGAAGATCGAACAGCAGGAAAAGGAACTTCGTGAACTCATTGTTTACCGCTTTGGTGTTGATTCGTATCGAGAGATGATGGAAGAACGCAGGCAGCTAAAGGAAGGCCGGGAGCGCAGAGTCATGCTTCAGGGTAGGCGCAGGGCCAAGGCTATTCAGAACGCAATCGCTGTTGTGTTGATCGTAATTATTTTCGCAGTACCTGTTGCAGTATCAATGTGGCTTTTCGGAAAGGTTGAATAACAATGCTGACTCTACTCTCTACCCTTGCAAGTTTCCTGACCGGCGGTTTGCCGAAGCTGCTTGAGATTTTCAAAGACCGTGGCGACAAGAAGCACGAGCTTGAGATGATGCGCATGTCGGTCGAGCGCGAAATGCAGATGGCAGAGCGCGGTCTGGTTGCCCAGCAGCGAATTGAAGAAATCCGATCTGATGCAGCTACAGCGCAGGCAATGGCGTCAGAACGTCTGGCTCTCTACCAGCACGACACCGATATAGGCAAAGGCGCTCCCAAGTGGGTCATCGGCCTGAGAGCCTCGGTACGTCCGGTGATCACCTACTGCATGTTTTTCATGCTCTGCTTGATCAACGCCTTTGGCTGCTGGTATGCAGTTAAACAAGGGGTTCCGTTCTATGATGCGTTGGGCGTGTTGTGGACGGAAAATGACCAAGCCTTGTTTGCCTCAATAATTGCCTTTTGGTTCGGCTCACAGGCGTTTGGTAGTGCGCGTAAGTGACGCAGGAAAGCAGCTTATCAAGCACTTCGAGGGTGTCCACAGACGCCCTTACCTCTGTCCTGCGATATTGTGGACTGTGGGTGTCGGCAGGGTGCTTTACCCTGAGCAGAACAAGCTCAAGATACCCGAGCGCAAAACCTACCCACTGAAGCCTGAGCATGATAAAGCGTGGTCTGATGAGTCCATTGATCTCTTGTTTGACGCAGATTTGCTTAGGTTTGAGAGCGGCGTTTTACGACTTTGTCCTGATAGCGCTCTTAGCCAAGCACATTTCGATGCCTTGGTTTCCTTCTCTTTCAACGTGGGCCTCGGCAGTCTGCAAAGCTCTACCTTGCGGATGAAGTACAACAGGGGCGAGATCGAAGGAGCTGCCGATGAGTTTCTGAAGTGGGTTCGTGGAGGAGGAAGGATTCTTCCGGGCTTGGTTAAACGCCGGTCAGACGAACGCTCACTTTTCCTAAAATAACTGCTTTACTTCAGTAAACGTCCTGTTTTATACTGCGCCCTGTGCAATTCAGCACACAAAGGGCTAATAATATGAATTACAAAGACATTTGGCAGAATCTCTCTGCTATCGACTGCACTGCTCACGTTGAGAAAAAGAACGGCTTGTCCTACCTTTCGTGGGCTTGGGCATGGGGTACTCTCATGGATCATTACCCTGAAGCCCAGTATTCTTTTGACGCTCCGCAGGTATTCCCAGACCAGACCCAGATGGTCTTCTGCACTGTCAACATCGGTGAATGCTCTCGCCGGATGTGGCTCCCCGTGATGGATCACAGGAACAAGGCTATCCAGAACCCTGATGCCTTTGCCACCAACACTGCAATGATGCGGTGTCTGGTGAAATGCCTAGCATTGTACGGGCTGGCTCATTACATTTTTGCTGGGGAAGATTTGCCTCAGTCAGAACTGGATCGCCTTTATTCCCCTATTACTGAAGATCAATCTAAACAACTTCACGGGATGATTGCTTGTCTAGATGGCGACATTGATATGCCAGCCTTCCTCAATTTTTTTGGCATTTCGGTTATTTCTAACCTGAAGCAATCCGACTTCCAGAAGGCCAAGCTGGCTCTTGAGAAGAAGCTCGCTCAGAAGGGTGACGCATGAGAGTAATCAACGTAGAGCAGAGATCGCCTGAGTGGTTTGCAGCCAGACTCGGCGTTCCGTCAGCCAGCAACTTTGCGAAGGTTATTACTCCCGGCGGGAAGAAATCAACTCAAGTTGAGGGGTACTTGAATCGCCTAGTTGCTGACATTCTCACTGGTCGATCAGAGCAGCAGGAACCGAACGAGGCAATGCAAAGGGGAACTGACTTGGAACCTGAAGCAAGAGCCTACTATGAGCTGATTGCTGGCCCAGTGGAGGAAGTGGGTTTCTGCATCCATGATGACGGGTTTGGCTGTTCTCCAGATGGGGTGGTGGGTGATGGTCTTTTAGAGATCAAATGCCCACTGGCCCATACGCACGTTGAATACTTGAGAGAGGGAGTTGTGCCTTCGATTTATATTCCGCAGATCATGGGTCAGATGCTCGTGATGGACAAAAAGTGGTGCGATTTCCTGAGCTACCACCCGGACATGAAGCCGCTGCTTATAAGGGTGGGGAGGGATGACAAGTTCTGTGCTGTTTTACACGAAGCACTGAAGGAGCTGGTCGAGAACATTAAAACCAACGTGGAGGCATTCAAAAAATGAGCATGTTGGAATTGATGTATAAGGAGTGGTTTGGAGTTGAGTTCAGGGAAGAACCGGAAGAAATAAGGCATCTGGTAGGCGAGGTCTGGAACATGGCTCTCCAATCCGTAAACAGGCAAGTAATTTTAATTTCATACGACAATGAGGTGATCTAATGAGCTACGACAACAACAACACTGGCGCAATCTGGGGTAACAAGGACAGGAAAACGGACAAGCATCCTACTCATACAGGCTCTTTGAACGTTGAGGGAGTTGAGTATCGGGTAAGTGCGTGGGTGGGCGATAAGAGCAAGAACCAGCCTGCACTGTCTTTCAAGATACAGAAGAAGGAACAGAAGCAAGAACAGAAGCAATCTGCGCCTAAGCAGGAAATCGACAACTCAGATATCCCTTTTAATTGAGTCCCTTTTGAGTTTCTGCCATAATCTCCGGGACATAAACAATAGGAGTGTAAGTGATGGCAGAAAAAACATGTTTTAAGTGTGGCCGTTTGCAATCGTTAGATAACTTTTATAAGCATCCAACTATGGCTGACGGCCATTTAGGTAAGTGCAAGCAATGCACAAAGATTGATGTCACGGAAAACAGAACATCAAAAATTGACTATTATAGAGAATACGACAGGGTTCGTGGCAACCGGCAAACAAAAGAATACAGGGACTCAAATCGAGCAAGATACTCTGCTGCTTATCGTGCTAGGGAATTGGTAGCTAGATGTATCCGGGAGAAAAAACTATTTAGGCAGGTGTGTGAAATATGCGGCAACCAGAACACACATGCTCATCATGACGATTATGCAAAACCTTTAAATGTTAGGTGGCTTTGTGTCGCGCATCATTCTCAGTGGCATAAAAAATATGGCGAAGGAAAAAACAAAGACATGACAATTCAATCACAAAGGAAATAACCCATGCATCTTGGTCAACAGCTCCGAAAGTACATCGAAAAGAACTACTCTACCAAGAGTGACTTCGCTCGCGCCATTGATTGCAGTCCGCAGTTGCTGCATTCCTACATGCGTAGGGAGAACATCAAGTATTCCACGATCACTAGGATTGCTCGCAAGATGGGCATGGAGGCAGCAGACCTTATGGCTTTGCTGAGTGCCTGTGAGTGAGGGGTTTTCGTGGATAGTGAATAGTGATTTTGCTCTGAAGCAGTTTATGAATTTCGCCGAGGAGCATTACAACAAACACAAATACGTCATCTTTACTTGGAGGCATGGAAAGCAGCGGACACCCAAGCAGAATTCCAGTCTGCATGTGTATCTCAAGGAAGTGTCAAAAGCACTGAATGACGCCGGGTATGACATGAAGCGGGTGATGAAACCTGAAGTTGAAATACCGTGGGACGATGATGGGCTGATGGCTAAGGAGCATCTGTGGCGTCCGATTCAAAAGATCATGTTGGACAAGGAATCCACTACAGAGCCTGAAAGGGGTGACTACACGAAAGTGTACGAGGTCTTGAACCGTCACCTTAGTGCTAAGTTCGGTATCTCAGTACCGTGGCCTGTAAATGAAAAATAAACGAGGGCATCATGAAAAAAAGCAAAAGTGTACAACTGACCGAATCAGCACAACCTGAATATGTAAACATTTGCATCCGAAGCAGAATCGGCAGGTACTTATGTCGAGATTGGAAATTTAGAAACGACATAAAAAAAGCCCGTGAATATGGATCTGTTCGTAGTTGTATAACCGCAGTCGCACAAATGAAACCAGAAGTAAGACAGGATTTGCTTAATCGTGGCGCTCACATAGAAATGACAGTGCGAAGCCAGATCACGCTTCCGCCTTCTGCATTTAATTCTGCAAGCAAATCAAATGAACCAGATTGAATCGCAGATGTATGATCTCGGAAGGCAGGCTAGGAAAGCTGCTTTCCCGATTGAGGCTTGTAACTTGTCTATGCTCGACTGGAAAAGATCATGGTGGGTTGCTGGCTGGCACGATGAGGACATCGAAACCAAGGCAAAAGATGGCGAACAGTAAAGCCCGTTGCTTGCACTGTCGGGAGTATTTTTCATCAGACTCGGTTCTGAGGCTCCCGGCAGGCTCTTTTTGCTCACTCCAACACGCTGTGGATTACGGCAGGGCCAAGGCTCAGAAGTCCCGTGAGAAGGCTCAGGCTACGGCGCATAAGATTCAGAAGGCCAAGGTAAAAGAAGGTGATATCCGGCATCAACACAAGCTCACACAATCTACTGTCAACCGCCTTTGTCTCCTCCTAGATTCCGGCAAGCCCTGTATCTCATGCGGCAGGCCGGATCAGGGTGGACGAATGCGGAATGCAGGCCACTTCAAGTCGAGAGGGGCTAATAGCGGATTACGCTACGATTTACTGAATCTGCATGCCCAGTGCGTCCCCTGTAACCTTTACAACTCAGGAGCCATCGAAGGATACCGGCAGGGGCTTCTAGAACGCTATGGGAGCGCGATTGTCGAGTATCTGGATACATCCCCAAGGGTTCGATCATGGACTGCTCAAGAGCTGATCCAGATGCGATCTGAGGTATCTGAGGAAATCCGCAGGCTAGAACGGGGTGAGGAACCTTCCCTTGACTGGCGAAAAATAATTCAAAAAAGTTAGTCTAAGGGCTTTACACGCTAAAGCCACTGCTTTACAGTTCCGTCCACTGCCAGTCAAAAGGCAGACTACTGAGGAGCTGCAATATGAACAACATGATCTGTCTACACGCCACAACCGCCCACGGCGTCACCCAAGAGGTTTGCCCTGAGGGTGATCTGATGTCCTTTGAATCCTTCTGCAATTCCCTGCGTGACTTAGCAGACGGCGAACTGATCTCCTGCTGGGCTACACAAGCCCAAGCGGATGAGGTTGACGAAGAATACGGAATTCACTCATGAAAACATCGATAGCTGATTTCCTGACCGCCGCATGTGTCTACATCGTGTGGCTTTATATCCTGATCGAAGTCGTTGATGGGGTGCTGCAATGATTAACCGCGAACATGGTTCACCGTTTGACCGGGGTGGCGCTGACAGCTACTACAGACGCAGGCAATTGCCGCACAAGATGGTTGGCAGTGACCGGGTTCTGCTCACTCCGGATTCGGAGGAGTGGAAAGAGTACATGGAGGGCTATCAACTCAACGAATCCATAGGCAATCATAAGGAGTGGTAAATGGTACTCAAACAAATTTCATCGCATTTCTGGATGCTGTCGAGTGATGACGGGCTGGTGAAGTTAACGTGGTTCGGCGCAACCAAGGGTGAGGTGCTGGGAAGGTTTAACGCCTACATCCGCAGCGTTGATCTGGACAAAATCCGTTATAAGCCGAGGGTAAGCGTATGATCCGATTGATATCCCAACTAACCCTAGTCACTTTTTCCATGTTGACCATTTTTATTCTTTTAATCGCAATAACTGTGAGGATTGTATGATCGATAAACTGATTGCTGACTGTACCAAGTGGAGCGAAGACCGGCTGATTTTTAAGAATGGCCGGAGGGAAACCCAGTTTCTGAAGCTGGCAGAAGAAATGGGCGAGCTGGCATCGAATATCGCCCAGAATCGTGATGTACGCGATGACCTCGGGGATATTTTGGTAGTCCTGAACAACCTCGCACATATGTCAGGGACTACACTGGAGGAGTGTCTGGGGATTGCCTACTACCAGATCAAGGATCGCAAGGGCTTCCTGAACGGCAACGGTGTATTTGTCCGGGATGTTGAGGTGATGCGGTGAATAAGCTGATTAAGGTTGAAATTGTAAAGCCTAAGTGGCGTGGGCTGACTCTGGCAGAAGTGAGAGCCGCTATCGAATCAGTTAATGGTGTATCGCAAACGTATGATCCTGTGCTGCAATTTGCCCTGTATGAGTTTGCTTCAGAGCTTGAGGAATTGCTTATGGAGAAGAACGGATGACAGCAATCAACGAACAGGTGGGTGGGGATCATTACAAGCACATGCCTATTCAACCAATGGAATACAGTATGAAAAACAACCTAAACGCTTGTCAGCATACGGTGGTCAAATATGTAACCCGGTACAAAGTCAAAGGCGGTAAACAAGACTTGCTGAAAGCAATCCACTGTATCGAAATGCTGATCGAGATGGAGTATGGCGATGACTAACATTCAAAAGTGTAAATGCGATCCTTCAACATGGGGACATCGCGTTCCTGATATCTGCGAAGAATTCGAGCCGATCATGCTTTCGCTAGAACGTATAGTAAATATCTGTGATAACTGCCACCACAACGAAGAATGCCATGAACCTCAGAAATGATCGAAGATTTGTTTTAACTGATTCAGGCAAACGCAATCACCCTGACTGGGTGTCCGAAATCGAACAGCAAAAGCAGGAGTTTCTAAGCCGTGGTGGACGAGTTGAAGAAGTGCCAATTGGCGCCTCAAGATATACGAATACCTTGTCTGCAAAGCTCCGAGCAGCATTCTGCGCACACTCTAGCCCCACGAGTCAGGTACGAGTCAAGGCAGGGGACGCTGGTGCCGAGGATTGTTGAGTATTGGTGTACAACATGTGGATTAACTGTGGAGAAATGAAATGATCTGGAATCCGTGGAAGGAAATAAAGCGGCTGAACATTGAAATGGATTTAGTAAAAGAGCAGTACAAACTGCTGCAAACTAAACATCAGATTCAGACCGAGATGCTGAAACAGGCTCAGAAAACCCGTGGTAAAGACGGGAAGTTCAAGAAGGTATAAAAGAAAAAGCCCCGGCGAAGGGGCTAAAGCGGTGCTGCTAAGGGCTTACGGGGGGCATTGTATATGCTCCCTTTTTTTATGTATACTGCTGGATTCATAACAAAAAGCAAAAGAGGGTAAACACTGTGGAATTAAGACCGCACCAGATAAAAGCTATCGAAATGATCCGGCACTCACTGAGGACTGGACACAAGCGTCCACTGCTAGCAGCTCCCTGCTCTTTCGGCAAGACCATCACTGCTGCGTGGTTACTCAAGGCTGCTGCGGAGAAAGGCAAGCGGGTTATCTTCTTTGCTGACCGAGTTAAGCTGATAGGCCAGACTGTCAACGCCTTTGAGGCGCTGGGTTTGGACTTTGGGGTAATGCAGGCCCAGCACTACCAGACCGACCACACGAAGCTGGTTCAGATTGCCAGCGTTCAAACAGTGGCTAGACGAGACCGCAAGCCGGAGTTCGATTTAGCCATAGTGGACGAATGCGCGACTATGTACGACTCCCTGACTCAACTCATGGAGCGTTACGATCAGGTGCCTTTCATTGGCCTCTCAGCGACTCCCTATTCAAAAGGGTTGGGCAGGGTGTATGACGATCTCCTAGTGCCGATCACGACTCAGGAGCTGCTGGATCAGGGATATCTATGTCCTGTTGATTACTACGGTGGCAGGTCGGTATCAACCAAGGGCATCAAGACTAAGGCACTCAAGACGGGTGGATCTGACTACGACCCTGAAGCGCTCTCTGAAGCCATTGAGAACGACAAGGAGTTGGCAGGTGACATCGTGCTCAATTGGCAGCGACACGGTGTAGGACAAACCATAGCCTTCAGCCCATCCATTAAACATAGCAAGTTCCTTGTTGACCTGTTCCTAGATGCAGGGATATCAGCTGCTCACATTGACGGGTACATGGATGAGGAGGAACGGAAGAAGCTGTTCAAGGCCCACGATGCCGGGACGATTAAAATCCTGAGCTGCTCAAGACTTCTTAATACCGGCTATGACGCTCCGACTGTACGCACCCTGATCGACTGCTTTCCTACTCGCTCACTTATTGTCTACCAGCAACGCGCTGGACGTATCTTCAGGACTGCTCCCGGCAAGGATAAAGCAATCTATTTAGATCACGCTGGGAACGTAGCTAGACATGGGTTTGCTGAGTCCCTGATTCCGTTTGTACTGGACGATGGTGAGCAGAACTTTCGAGAGGAAAGGCAGATCAAGGATAGGGAGGAAAAGGAAAAGCGAGTACAGACATGTCCCGTGTGCAAGAAGCAGATGATGGGCATTCGATGTGGGTGTGGGTATACGATCCCGATTCGTGAGCAGATCGAAACCGATGGGACGATGCTGGAGAAGTTGGAGAAGGTCAAAACCTACACGATGGCTGAGAAGAGCGCATGGTACTCCTCCCTGCTCCGCTACGCTCGATTCAAGGGCTACTCAGAGGGCTGGGCTGCTCACCAGTACAGGGAGAAGATGGGCGTCTGGCCGAGGTCTCTGGTGGTCGATGCGAACAAGCCCATGCTACCGGAGGTTGAGGGCTGGATCACCCATAAGCAGATCAAGTGGGCGAAGGGGAAGGAAGCTCACTGGATGAAAGACTAGTGTTGCAGTGCATTAAAGCATGGGGTTTAATACATCCCATAGCAGCACAACAACAGAGGGCGCCCCTCGACGAAAAAAATATAGTTATCGTACAGTGAGTATATTTATCGCACGACCAGCAACCGAGAATAAACAATGAAAGGCAGACCAAAAGGCACTCCTGCTCCCAACAAAGGCAAGTCACACAGACCACCATCTACCACAATCAGCGTCAGGCTTCCTGTATCGCTGCTGGAGCAATCAAGAGCGCAGGCCATAGGGTTAGGTATTACTTGGAATCGTTTTGCTGTACAGGCGATTCTGGAGGCTATGGAAGCAAGAGAAGAAGTTAACAAGGCATAGCAAAAAGGGCTTGCAGAGGGTGGGCAGGCTGATTAAAATAGCAACGTCAGACGAAAATCTGGCTGTCACTGTGAGAGGTGACTGAACCGATCAAACTAACAGCCCGCTTTGGAAGCGGCTGGTTTGGAAATGGTTACAGGGGTAGTTCCCCGGTTCAGCCGCTCTCATGCCAGCCAGTCGCTCCTAAAGCGGGCTTTTTCGTTTCTGACTCGCCACGGAGAGATATGTCAGGGCTTGTCCCACACTCACCGGCCGTGGTTAAAGCAGAAGAAGATAAGCCCACGCTGCAACTGAGTCTGAAAGGCATTACAGGGGCTGGACACCGATGATGGTGGAATGATGCCGAGTTACGCTAGATCATCCGATGCGTGACTGTCAAAGCGACGGGATAACTCCGACAAGTTATCGTGATTGTTCTGGCATAAAGACCAAGGGCTGATTCGTCGGCTCTGGGGTCTTTTTGTCTTTCGCTCAGGGGATTCACCTCCAAGTTATCTAGTAAATATATAGTATTAGGGGATGGGGATGGGGCATCAAGCGCCTGCTTTATTCCAGTACATAATGGAGGGTTAAGCAATGTATTTAATTAGAAACCGAGGCAGCAAGCAGAAAGCGCATATTTGGACGGGTAAGGATACTGTCTGCCGGATGTGGTCAACGGGCGGGATGAAGCAAGAGTCGTTTACTGTCAACAAAACCACGCTTGGCAAAGACATTTGTTTAATGTGCAGTCATATTGGGCCAAGGTGACAATCTTCACACAACGGGTTAAAATATGACCATGACACCTGAGCAAGTATTCGAAGACATAGCTAATCTACTGGACGACTCTGACATCTCGGCAGAGGATGCTATGAAGATATGTTCTGCCATCTGTATCGGGATTTGTATAGACTCAGGCAAACCCAAGCAGGTTTACATCCAGTACATGTCTGACGCTTGGAATTATTTCAGCAACCACCGGAAAGAGGAGTTGACGTTATGCCAATGAAGAAAGG